AGTTCCCGAGCAAAGTTATTGTTATTATTCGAGTCATAATTGGGACTTTGCCGTACGTCCACACCAGACTGCCTGACAAATTCTTTGACCGACTGGCTCATATTACTATCTTATAGGATTTTTTTTAATGGTTGTTCCCAGTCATTAGTTCGTCTTCCTTTAGGTCGACACCGAAAATAACGGGTTGAGTGGGATACTGACGACCCCGGTAAGACACCGATTCGTTTCTAACCTCGATATCGTACGAGCTGAATGGACCAACATAGAAGTCTTCGTGGAACTTGTGCTGCCCGAGGTTATTGTTCTTACAGTGTGTATTGAAAGCGGCCACGAAGAGGCTCTGAGGTACGTACTCACCCTTAGCCTTGTCCACGTTGGTAGACTCGAGGAAGTGGATAAGAGAGTTTGCAACCTTCGCGACTTGCATCTTGATGAGTTCAAAGTACTTTGGAACTACATTCCAGATATCCGCATCAGCGTACTTGTTCCTGTAGTCGATGTAGCCTCGTACACACTTGAGTAGAATGATAGGCAACTCGTTTTCAAGCTTATCATCGAGAGCGGGATCCGCTTCACGCACCTGTTTGCTAAAGTTCCAAGGCAAAATACGACGCAAAACAGAGCCCGAGTTATCCTTCCACCCCGGAACTTCGTTACCTCCCAAGACACCCGGAACCTTCCAAACCATGGGAATGGCTTGTTTGTTTTTGACAGCGATGGATACATCCTCGCCAGATACAATAGACTGGAACTCCGCCTGTTCGAGTGAAAGATCACCCTTCACCTCTGGTGCGATGAACATGAAGTTGTTCGCGATGGCGGAGAGGCCGAACTTCTTCTCGATATTGTTCGAAAGTGTGCCTACATCCTGACTCTCGTAGAACTTTTTGAATACCTTTGTGATCAGGGTACTCTTACCACTTTTCGCAATTCCTTTGAAGAATGGGATGATTTGCCATTTATCCAACTCACCGACATCAAAGCACAGGCGCCCACCCATCACATAGGCCCATTTGCACACTTCCGGTTCGAAGTTTTGATATTGAAGTACACGGTCAAAGTTAGGCGTTGGAATATCTTCCCAGTTGTCAACGTGAGAATAGTCGTCGAACACCTTATCGAAGTATTTACAGGCGATCAAGGTTGGGTCGAGACGTGCAAACTCCTTGCTGGTGTACGGGTAAAACGCACATCTATAGTACCCATCATTCTCATCCATAGGATTTGTGGCAACCCACTCCTTACCGATGAAGACACCATTCTTGAAAGACCACACGTAACGTCGCTTTTCGATAGTGGGAAACTGTGAATCCTGACACTTGGAGAGGTTATCGATCACTTCCCTGAAGATGCTCCCCTTGCTCGTGAAGTTCTTCCACATCTCAAAGTTATCATCCTTGTTTGCCAACGAATATACGAAATCTTCGATGGACATTTTCTGTTCCCACGCCCGTGTATTGTACCCGTCTTCAGTCTTACGCTCTTCACAGCAGAACCCCTTGTATCTACGATACTTCGCCTTGTACAGTTCATCCAGGGCAAAAATGAGACACTTTTGGTACGAAGAGACACTCTCAGTGTCTTCTTCACACATCGTAGAAGGATCGGACGTCGAGCTCGCCTGGTGCTTGACCGTGGGGTTTACGACCCGCTCGTACGCATTGTAGTGACGTCGAACGTTGTCGTATCCATCCTTCACTTGCTTCAGGATGTTATGGACACGGGTGATGAGATTTACGCCGTCGTCGTTTTCTTTTTTGTCAAGGTTAATTTCTTTGATTCTGTTTTTGAGGTCGACGAGATAGCGTCGTTGTTTTTCACGAATACCTTTTATAGCCAAAATATCGAGTTTAGACACCATAGGATTCCCGTGCTCGTCAAAGTTGTCACTGTGAATGTATTGCCGGTAACCAAGTTCACGTGCACACTTGAAATCCTCCGTTCTGAGATTCCACAACTTCTCGAAGGCCTGAACAATTTTTTCAAATTCGGATTCTCCGTTCATCGACTGAATAGCCCGTTTCTGTAGCTCGGCGAGTGCTTCATACTTATCCGGGTCCTTGTCGATGAAGTGAGTATCTTCCATAGTTATATGATTTACAATTTTTCTCTCTAATTAATTTTTCAACTCACTCAAAATCTTTATCAGGATTTTATTTTGCATCTGGAGTTGTTGGGAGATCCCAACGAGGGCGGTGCACACGGTGTCACCATCTTCCGTAGCCAGGAGAGAGGTCATGAGAGTCGTGACATCCATGCCATCATCCTCGAACATCATTTCATCCTCGTCCATGTCGATCTCCTCCTCATCGATGGGTTCCTCCTCAGTCTCGGTCTCCGACTCGGAGACGATCTCACCCTCCTCGATTTCAATCTCATTTTCCTCAGGCTGATTTGACATTTAAATTAGACCAAGAAAAATTGGATCGCGAAATTTCGCATTTCCCCAAAATTATTTTCTCTGCTTATAGTACAACAACTCTCAAAATGGCTGGCGGTCTCATGCAACTCGTAGCGTACGGTGCCCAGGACGTTTACCTTACCGGTAACCCTGAGGTAACTTTCTTCCAGGCGAAATACAAGCGCCACACTAACTTCGCGATGGAGAACATCGAGCAGACCGTCAACGGTACTGCCGCCGACTCCGGCCGCGTCTCCGTCACTGTTGCCCGCAACGGTGATCTCGTCGGTGACATGTATGTCGAGCTTAAGTCCAAGTCCGGCATCGCGTCCAACACTTCCGATGCTACCGCCGATCTTTGCTGGGTCGCCGAGCGCGCCGTCTCCTCTGTGGAAATGTCCATCGGTGGTCAGCGTGTCGACAAGCACTACCAGCGCTGGTGGCGTCTGTACTCCGAGCTTTACCTCGATGAGTGCAAGAAGGCCACTTGGGGTAAGATGACTACCGGCACTGCCGACTCCACTGTCTACCTTCCTCTCGTTTTCTTCTTTAACCGCAATCCCGGTCTTTATCTCCCACTAATTGCTCTGCAGTACCACGAGGTTCGTATTGATTTCGATTTATCTTCGGAGTTCACCACTTACCTTAACACTGACACCTTCAAGGTCTGGGCCAACTACATCTACCTCGACACCGAGGAGCGTCGCCGCTTCGCCCAGAAGGGTCACGAGTACCTCATCGAGCAGGTTCAGCACACTGGTACTGATACCGTCACCTCCGCTTCCACCAAGCAGGTCCGCCTCTCGTACAACCACCCCGTCAAGGAGCTCCTGTGGTGCTTCTCGAACACCGCCGCGGCCTCGTCCCTGTGGAACTTCACCACTGACACCAACAACATCACCCTTGAGTCCAACGTGTCCGGCATCGAGTCCAACTGCCTCGTGCCCACCTCCCTCTACGGTGCTCCCATGCTTCACGTTGGTGACGCCGGTTCCTCCGCGGAGTTCACTGAGGAGGCCGTCGGTCCCCTCAACACCTTCAAGCTCATCCTCAACGGCCAGGACCGTTTCAAGGAGCAGAAGGGCAAGTACTTCAACCAGGTCCAGGCCTTCAACCACCACACTGGCTCCCCCTACGCTGGTGTCTACTCGTACTCCTTCGCGCTCAAGCCCGAGGAGCACCAGCCCACTGGTACCTGCAACTTCTCGCGCATCGACAACGCGCAGGTTGCGGTCACTGCCAACACCCTCAACGGCGCGACCTCTATGCACATGTTCGCGACCAACTACAACGTCCTCCGCATCCAGTCGGGTATGGGTGGCCTCGCGTTCTCCAACTAAGCATTTAGTCTTAGTTTATTAAAAAAATAACTCATTTTTAAAATGCACAGTACCAATGCTGTTTAAAAATGATTAGCAAGCCTAAGTCGAACTAGAGTTCTTATTTTCTAAACTAAAATGCAAATCTTTTCACGTACCGATCTGATTACTACTCTGGCTATGATGTTACGCACTGTAGAAAATAACCCTGATACGGAAATTTGTAGAACTATGGCACTGTCTATGTTTGAGGTTACACTCAGTTATTACAATCTTTTCACACAGGGAAGTGGTGATAAGAAATTCATTGAGACCTGTTATAATAAGGCGAAAGGGTCTAAAAATGATCCCAGATTTACAAAGTATGTTCATAAATTCGAGGAACTTACTAAGGAGCCACCCCTGCGCCGATCGAAGCGCTTAGCAAATAAGCGTACTTAAATATAAGCCTCTCATTATAGATAATGTTCAAGAAAGTGCTTGAACTTTTTGTTAAAGTGGATAAACCCAAATTGGGACGCTGGTCTCTAAAATCTTGTAATGAAATTTCAACATCCATAAATTCTATCTACCAAAACAGAGACCATTGTGGGGACATGATCTGTAAAACACCAAAGAAGGCTTCCGAGTATAAGGATAAACCACAATAAGCAATCATGTATGAGATTTACACTGATGGAAGTTGTCTCGGAAATCCTGGACGTGGTGGCTGGGGTGTGGTTAGTGATGACTTTAAACTCTCTGGTAAACAGTGTGATACCACCAATAATGCAATGGAGATGACGGCTATTCTCAAAGCCCTCGAAGAATGTGTTAAGAGGGATATCCAAGAAGTCTGTATATTCACAGATAGCCAGTATGTGAAGAATGGTATTAGTTTATGGATTGTCAAATGGAAAAAGAATGACTGGATAACATCTACGGGTACACCCGTAAAAAACAAAGATCTGTGGATTGCCATGGATGAAGTGCGTAATAAATTGAAGATTGTTGAATGGAAATGGGTAAAAGCACACAACGGAGACCCCAAAAATGAAGAAGTTGATACATTAGCCTACGAAGCTGCTGGTGGAACCCCTAAAACCAAGACTCCGAGTGGAACGAAGAAGCAAAAATTTTACGCGGTTGTTAAAGGGTGCATTCCGGGTATTTACACCACTTGGGATGAGACTAAGACACAAGTGGATGGATATCCCGGTGCGGTCTATAAGTCTTTTAAAACCGAGAAAGAAGCTGAAGAATTTATGAATACACCTGTAAAGGAGCGGATATACCTAAATGTTCCGTATGAAGAAAAAGACCGCGTTAAATCATTGGGTGCAAGATGGGATCCAGCAAAAAAGAAGTGGTGGGTTCAGGATATGAAAGCCGATCTGGAAATATATGTTGACTAAGTGTAATGGGTGAAGCGGATGTGCCCCATGAGCATTTCTGGTGTGAAAAGCAGGAGAAGTTACTCGTAAGATGGGCAGAAAAAGCTGCCGGATACAGATGGCTTCACAACCATGCTCGACTCTATTACAAAAAACAACACGACTATCTTTCATATCCAAGTATAGTCATAGCAAGTATCACGGGTGTAGGTGGTTTTGCTGTTTTAAATCCAAGTGGTAATGATGATGTAGATTCAGAAACGAAAACTAAAATTATGTTAGTCCAATACTTTTTCGCCTTTCTCAATGTTTTGGGTGGCATTCTCACTTCGATCAGTAAGTTTAGTCAAAGTGCGAACTTAGCCGAGGCGCACTCTGCGTTGA